CCTCAAAAGGGGTGGCTTTTTTCGCTTTTAAGATACAATAAATCATTCTTTAAAGGAATAACCATGTCAAAAACTACCATTTGTCGTGGAAATGTTATAGCGCATACAATTTGCCAATTAACATTACCCGCCACAACCTTTTCTACTACAACCACAGAAGTTACGATTGCTTGCCCTGGTGTTAAAGCCACGGACAAGATTCAAGTTCAAGTTGACGCAGCGATGACTGTAGGTGTTGGTATTGGCAATGCTTATACTAACTCAGACAATCAAATTACTGTTCGTTTGATGAACTTGACAGGAACTTCAGTAACACAAGCTGCTGCTACATTGTTGGTTAGCGTTAAATCTTGTGAAGATAATCCTTTGCCTGTTAACGTGGTCTAAAAATGTCAAATACATCAGTATTTAGAATTGCTGGCCCAACTAGCGCTATTAGTGTGACAACTGCGTCTTCAACCGCAGTTACCATCACTCCTAGTGGTAATGACCAGATCAACTATGCTGGATTTTTGAATACAAGTAATAACGTTATTGCCGTGACGATCACGCCTACAAGCGCACCCGCAGCGGTGTTGCCTGTGGCAGGAACGCCTAGCAATAGCTTTGTGCTTGGGGTTGCAATGACATCACCAATGGTGGTGGCAGTTCCTCCCAATTCGTTTTCAGTTACAACAATCGGTACAGGTACAAGCACCTTGTATGTGACACCGATGTCCGATCAAACTTGATCTAAGGGGGTGAAATTCCCCCTATTTTTTTGGGTAGCACTATGGCAAATAGTATAAATAACACAGTCACCACTAATATATTGCCTGTTCAGGCTCTATACGACCCAACAACCCTTGCGTTTATTACGTTTATTGGGCCAGCAGGTACACCTTTTACAGGTTCTGGTAGTGGTGTTTCAAGTGTTAACGTATCTGGTGGTACGACAGGCCTCACAACAAGTGGTGGCCCTATTGTTTCAAGTGGAACAATTACTATCGCAGGCACTTTAAACGTTGCTAACGGTGGTACAGGATCGACCACTACAACAGGTGCTTTAAACAACCTTTTGCCTACCCAAACAGGCAATTCAGGCAAATTTCTGACTACTGATGGTACTAACACATCATGGTCAACTGCAGGTTCTGGCTTAACAATTAGCACAGATACTACTACTAACGCATCTCGATACCTTACATTTACTGCCACAACAAGTGGAGTAATCACATCTGAGAACGTTAGCACATCGCTTTACTTTAATCCCTCAAGTGGTTCATTGACTGCCACGACTTTCGTTGGTGCGTTGACTGGTAATGCCTCAACTGCCACAAGTGCAACAACATCAACCAACATTGCGGGTGGAGCTAATGGCTCTTTACCTTACCAAACAGGGTCAGGCACAACGACTTTCTTGGCGGCAGGTAGCAATGGTCAATACCTAACAATTAGTGGTGGTGTGCCAACTTGGGCTAATTTGACTTATGTAAGCTCATTTAGCGCAGGCACAACAGGGTTGACGCCATCAACAGGCACAACAGGCGCAGTAACGCTTGCAGGCACATTAAACGTTGCTAATGGTGGCACAGGCGTTACAACAAGCTCTGGTGCGTCTAGCGTTGTTTTAAGGGATTCTAATGTCAATGTAACTGCTAACGACTTCTATGAGGGTTTTACCAACGTAGCTGCTGCAGGAACTACCGTTACGTTAACTGCTGCATCAACCCCTAACTTTGTGATAACTGGCTCTGGTGGTCAGACATATAAGTTACCTGATGCAACAACGCTACCTACAGGTGCTATATACACCTTTAACAACAACCAAACTTCAGGTGCAATTACTGTGCAAAACAGTTCAGGCACATTGGTTGTTTCTGTGCCCTCTGGTGGTTTTGTTGAAATCATTCTTTTGACCAATTCTGTAGCAGCAGGAACTTGGGATTACCACTTTCAAGCCCCATCAAATGTATCTTGGTCAACCAATACATTCAGCTATTCAGGTTCAATAACCAATGCAACATGGAACGCTACCGCTATTGGTGCGATTTATGGTGGAACAGGGCAAACAAGCTATACAACTGGTGACACTTTATATGCTTCTGCTTCCAATACGCTTTCTAAGTTAGCAATTGGCTCAACTGGTCAAGTTTTGACTGTTTCAGGTGGTGTTCCTATATGGTCTAGCCCTGCATCAGGAGCAAGCATTACTGATGACACAAGTACAAATGGCACTAGATATATTAACTTTACAAGTGCTACAAGTGGTTCATTAAGCACAATTTACACAAGCTCAACTAAATTACAGTACAACCCAAGCACAGGTATTTTGACAACTACTGGGTTTAGTGGTTCTGGTGCTTCTTTGACATCGTTAAATGCTTCAAATATCAGTAGTGGAACAATTGGTTCTAGCTATGTTTCAGGCTCTTATACTAGTATTACAGGTGTTGGAACGCTTACTGCAGGTACATGGAACGCTTCTGTAATTGGTGGCACTTATGGTGGAACAGGGGTAAACAATGGCTCTAATACCATCACTATCGCAGGAAACGTTACACACTCTGGTGCATTTACTCAGACTTTTGTGGCTACTGGTAACACTTCTGTTACTTTGCCTACATCTGGCACGTTACTCACGACAACAGGATCAGGGTCATCATTAACATTTGGTACAGGGTCATTATCACTTGGTGGTAATTTAACGTTCTCAGGTGCTTTTGCAACAACTTTTACAACAACTGCAACAACATCTTTAACATTGCCTACAAGTGGAACTGTAACTGCTCTTGGTAATACAACAACAGGTTCAGGTTCAATTGTTTTAGCCACATCACCTACTTTAGTTACCCCAGTTTTAGGAACTCCTACAAGTGGTAACTTGAGTAACTGTACTGCTGATGGAACTAATGCAGTAGGATTTTTAAACATCCCAATCAATAGCCAATCTGCTGCTTACACATTGGTGTTAAGTGATGCTGGTAAGGCTATTTTGCACCCATCAACTGATGCTAATGCAAGAACATTTACCATCCCTGCTAACTCTAGTGTTGCTTATCCTGTTGGAACTGCGATTAGTTTTATCAACATGACATCTCAAGTAGTTAGCATTGCAATCACAACAGACACGATGTATTTATCTAGTGCTGGTACAACTGGCACACGTTCTTTGGCTCAATACGGAACTGCAACTGCCGTAAAAATGACTTCAACAACTTGGATTATTTCAGGAAGTGGATTGACATGAGTGGAATACAAAATGCTTTTGGTTTTATGAGAAGTGCTGGTGCAGTTACTGGTTCACAATCATATACAACTGCTGGAACATATTCTTGGATAGCCCCTGCTGGGGTTACATCGGTTTCAGTCGTTGTAATTGGCGGTGGTGGAGGCAGTAATCTAAGAAGTATATGTGGATGTTGTAAATTTGCGTCTGGTGGCGGCGGTGGTGGTGGTCTGGCATACAAAAATTCTATTTCTGTAATACCTGGAAATTCTTATTTTGTTGCAGTTGGCGTTGGTGGAGGAAATGGTACTGCTGGTGGTCAAAGTTATTTTTGTAATTCAACATTTGTTAGAGCCGGTGGTGGCGGCGTTGGTGGAGGTGGAACGTACTATACAAATCCAGGCGGTGGTGGTGGTCAAGGTATTTATCCTCAAGGTGGATATGGCGGTTCAGGTGGCTGTAGCGCTCAGTGTTATGGTGGCGGCGGTGGGGGAGCTGGTGGTTTTAACAATACAGTTGTTAACAATGGTGGTCAGGGCGGATGTTCCAATGGAAATGGTTATGCTGGATTAACTGGAGGCGGTGGCGGAGGAGCGGGAAAAGGAGTGACTACACGAAGTGGTGCAGGTGGCGGTACTGGATTATTTGGGCAAGGATGCAATGGAGCAGGTGGAACGGCGGCGCACTTTGATGGTTTCCCTGGTTCTGGCGGTTGTAATAGTAAGTATGGTGGCGGAGCGGGAGGTGTAGGGAATGGTTATTCTGGAAGCCCACTTCCTGGAACAAACGGTGCGGTTCGTATTGTTTGGCCCGGATGCTCACGTTTATTTCCTTCAACCAATGTAGGAACACCATAACATGAATCTTTATATTCAAATTGAAAACGGTCAACCTATAAAACATCCGGCAACTGAAGAAAATCTTTTGCAAGCATTTGGTTCAATTCCGTCTAATTGGTCACCATTCAACAGAATTCAATTATCTGATTCTGGTGTAACTATTGGTGTTTATCAGAACGCAGTTAATACGTATACTTTAAATTTGGATGGTGTAATGTGGCAAGATACATGGACTGCTGTAGACATGACACCTGACGAAAAATCAGTTAAAGTTGAACAACAAACAACAAATGCAAATCAAATAATTGCAAATCTTAAAAGAAATGCTGAAACAATTATTTCTAGTTTGACTGACCAATCTCAAATTGAAGTTTGGAATACTTATGTTTCTTTGTTAAATGAGGTTACATTTACAGACCCAACACAAATAACAATTCCTAAAATGCCAAAAAAAGATGGAAATGGTAATTACATTGCAAATATAGACGAAAACAATATTTGGCAAACAAGAACATTTTCAGGATAAAAATGAATAATGAATTAACAACTGAATTTTATTTTCCTAGTGGCGTTTACACCATTAAGAAACCTGAGTATTTAAACGCAGTCAAAGACATTGCGGAAGAATATCTTTCAAAAATAGAAAAAATAGAAAATGAATTGTATCCTGTAAAAATGACCGACAATTTTTACAATGATGAAAGAATAAAAGATTTTGTTTCTTTTATTGGTTCAACTTCTTGGAACATTCTTGATTCTCAAGGTGTAAACACAACCAATTTAAACACAACTTTTTATGAAATGTGGTGTCAAGAACATTATAAACATTCGGCAATGGATGAGCATATTCATGCTAATGGTGCTCAAATTGTGGGTTTTTATTTTTTAGATACGCCTGAAAATTGTTCTAAGCCAGTCATTCATGATCCAAGAATTGGAAAAAAACAAATTAGTTTGCCTGAAAAAGATATGAGTCAAGCCAGTTATTCAAGCGGAATGATTAACTTTAAACCAGAACCTGGTTTGTTAATTTTTACAAATTCATGGTTGGCGCATTCTTTTACTCGACATGGATCAGATGAACCTATTCGTTTTGTTCACTTTACTTTAGGTGTTCAATACAACGCATCTGTTTGTGTTTCACCAGCAACAGAAATAATATGAAATATAGTATTCGTTTTAACAAAACAAGAGGTCTAGAAGGTCGTGGGACTTTAGATCATTGTTGGCGAGTATTTGAGGGTGAAAAAGAGTATTTGTTTAAAAACGTAAAAATAAACGTGCCAAGCCAAAGCGAAAAAGACCCTAACGGGCAAGATTGGAATTTTGTTTGTGAAGGCACAATGACCATAGATCGTGAAACATCAACTGCAATAATAGGATAAATATGGATTGGAAAATCACTAATATTGACCAAACAGATGGGTTAATTACCCATGCTGATTACTTTATTTCTTTAACTGATGGCACAAATACAGTAGAAACACAAGGAACGCACACTTTTGCTAATCCAAGCCTAAAAACACCTTTTGACGAGGTAAAAGAGCAAAATGTGATTGATTGGATTATTGAAGAAACTAGCCAAGATGGTATAAATCTTATACAATCAAACCTAGAAAAACAGCTAGTGCAAAAGGAAGCATCTTCCTTGCCTTGGGTTTTCAGGACTTTTAAACCTACTTTGGG